CACCATACGGCTAGGCTCCGCCATAGTATATGATTATGGGTCTGTGTATTTGACACACGCTTCCATATTGAGCGTGATTTGTCGGCTTCCACCTGTCGTAGCACCTGTCATTGGGGTTATAATCCACCACATCCATATCTGTCTTGTTGATGGAGTTGTATCCCCATCATTCACATATTTTACGGTTTTAATAAGATGCTTTGAGTAATCAAAGGTTGCACGTTGTGTCAACTTGAAATCATTATTTGTATAATACTGGCGTTGAAGATTCCCGCCAGTGGCTTGACCGGAGCCGAAGTATTCGGCATTACCTAATTTATAGGTTCTCCGGTTGAAAATAACATATCGTTCCTTGTTTATTTTCCTAAATGTATCCAACACAGTCCCGGTGGGGGCGGTTGAAACACCATTTACCTCGTAAAATTCTGGAAGTGTAGCCGATGGCTGACCGAGACCGGAAGTTCGGTCATACCCAATGAAGACTTGGACTATCATTGGTTGAGGATACAGGTTATACGTAGTGTCATACGTATTAGCACTCATAAAAAGACGAGCAACGCCGCTTTTCATTAAAACCCTTGAACCGATTCTGTTATCAGTGTCGTTTCCTTGCTGGATTGATAAATCCGCATCAGGGTAAGTCCCGGCTATGTTGTTTGGGGACAAACATACCATAGACACGGTATTGATGCCTAAATTCTGGTCCCCCGAGTTATACGGGGACAAAGAATAATTGGTAATTGAAAATTGTTTTAACTTACGTTCTCTATTTTCGCTTACAACTTGCCGAGCAATTGTCTTAACAGACTTAACACCCAAACCACGACCACGCTTACGCATTCTTGGTTTAGATTTTCCTCCTCTTCGATTTCGTTTGGGAACATATACCATATCTGGATTTTATATTATTTGTTGAGAAAATAATATAAAGAGATTTAACGCATTATGCCTAAAATACCTTCTTTATATTCTTTTTTTGCTAAATAATAAATTAAATTTATTAAATTCCACCTAAATTGCTTAAAGATTATTTAGGAAGTTATAGAATATGGAATCTATAAATTCTTTCTTTTCTTCTAAAAAAGCCCAGAAGTGCCCGGAAGGTAATACTGAGACTTCCGGGCAAAATGCAGGGTCAAACGGTAGAGAACGTTCTTGGTGCTTTACAAGTTTTAAAATGGATAAAACCCCACTTGAGAAGTGTGCGGACATTGATAAAGTCCGTTGGTTAATCTGGGCTCCTGAGATTTGTCCTGAAACTAAAAAACCACATTATCAGTGTTTTGTATATCTAAGAGATAAAGCAAGTAGGAAGACTTTACAGCGTATTTTTTCTGGTGAGAAATTTCATTGCGATGTTGCCTTAGGTTCGTTTGACGAACAATCAAATTACATTCGGGGTCCGTATAAAAAAGGAGAGAAGGAGAAACCCTATAACCCCGACTTCCAAGAATACGGGAAAAGACCAGAACAGGGTAAACGTAAAGATTTAGATGAATTACGAGACTCTATTATTAGTGGAGAGCAAACCGTAGACCAGATTTGCGAGTCTAACCCTGTTATGTATCACCAATATGGTAGAACATTAAACAAATTGGAGGAAATTGCTCTTCGTCGTAAATTTAGAACCGAAATGACGAAGGGAATTTGGTATTGGGGACCAACACATTGTGGGAAATCACATAATACGTTCGTGGATTTTAGCCCCGAAACGCACTTTTTATTAAATCACCGGGATAACGGATGGTGGGACGGGTATGCGGGGCAAGATACCGTCATAATGAATGAATTTCGTGCAAACGATATTTATACTTACGATTATATTTTAGAATTAGTTGATAAATTCCCAATGAAGGTAAATAGGCGAGGACGTGAGCCATTACCTTTTGTTTCTAAAAAAGTAATCATTACTTCATCACTGCATCCCGAAGATATTTTTTGGAGAAGAAATGAAAAGGACAGTTTGGAACAATTAAAACGTAGATTTGAAATTATTCATCTTAATAAGCGATATGTAAATTGAGGGTATTGATTTTTAAATAAGTTTAAAAACCAATCTATAAACTCGCCAACTCTAAAGAGTTGTCAAGTTGTCAAGTTTATTGTCCGGTTTAGCACAATTTTATGTGGGACGGCAAAGCCGGATTGAGCCCCTAAAGGGGCTCTTTATGGTTCAAACGCCACCATACGGCTAGGCTCCGCCATAGTATATGATTATGGGTCTGTGTATTTGACACACGCTTCCATATTGAGCGTGATTTGTCGGCTTCCACCTGTCGT